ATCTACTTGAAAATATCCGTTACCCACCATTCTATCAAATATGTTACCACCAGATAAAACCTTATTAGTTGCACCATAATATGTTGGATTATCGAAACTTTGATACCACCAAAATCTCCCATTGGAATGCCACATAAAATATCCACCAAAGTCTACACTACCCCCAAGGTATCTGTCTGTTCCAGCAAATGCCTGCCAACTAGTTGTTACACTATCATCAAATTCTTGCCATTGAGATAATGTAAATGAAGAACTAGATAGAAATTGAATATTGTCGTGAAGAACTGAATCATCCACCCCATCAAATACAATACTTCCACCATTTCCCGAATCAAATGTAGGCCCATTGGTTAAAGTTCCATTGTTACTATTCCCACTCATATCCCTCCAAGTTGTTGAACCTGAAGTATAAGAATTGGTATCAGCTGCATCTAATGCTAGAACTAATCCATCAGTTACTATTTTTCCAAATCCGTGAGAAACTGCCATAACTTAGGGTTGTAAATCTTCTTCGGGAGTCCACTCTTCTGTAGATAAAATGGTTATGATTTCAGAATGAGTGTACGGGCCTTCTTTGGTTGTAAGTGATTGGATTGAAGAGGGAGTATCACCTTCGAACTTAACAAAAGTTTTTGATTCATCTACAGATTTTCTAACAGTATCAATTGAGGTTTCTAATACTTGAGAGAAATCTACATTGGGTAGTTCTGTTGTTGAAAAAATAATATAGTGTCTATTTGTATACATAATGTTCCTTTGTTTTATTGTAATCCGAATCTTCCTTTTAATGCGTTGTAGTTTTGTAGGACTTCATTTTCAGATAAAGCTCTATTGTAAAGAGATATCATATGATAATCAAATTCATCGTATGGGCCTTCTGTAAAATTTCTTCTTCTACCTAACTCCCAATCATAAGTCCATAAATAATCTGTTGCGTTACCCGAGTAATCATGAGTATTTCTTAGAGTACCATTCACATAAAATTTTGTTATGTAATTTTCATCTATCACCAATGTTAAATACACCACATCTTCATTGATAGTTCCTAAATCTATGTCTTGTACAGTTACATTATTTACTCTTATGTAGTGGGTAGTTTCACTATCCCGTTTCCATAAACAACTAAATACAGAAGAAATCGAGTACAAATATGTAGAAATTCCTGGAGATGTTGTTAGTCTAGAATCGTTGAATACAATAGTGAAAGTGGAATTTTTGATTGTGTTGTTTCTGTTTGGATTAGAGGGTAAGTCTATGTAATCATCTACTCCATCTAATTGAATTTTACCACTATCTACTGATGAAAAATCAGGGGAATTAACAAGTGTAGCATTATACCCATTCCCACTCATATCCCTCCAAGTTGTTGAACCTGAAGTGTAAGAATTGGTATCAGCTGCATCTAATGCTAGAACTAATCCATTTGTAACTATTTTAGGTGAATGATGTAGCCCCATATTAACCTATATATTCTACTTTATAAACTCTATTTGTAGGATCATCTGCAGCAAGTATGTCTGCGTATGCCTGTGCTTCCTCTCTTGTTGGAAACTCATCGATTGTATCTTCAGAGTTTAATTTTAAAACCCAAACTTGTCGTTTTGCCCAAAGTGGGTCTGACTCGTTAAGGGGTGCTGGGATAAGTTGTTTTAATATTCTATACATTTTTAGACTGAATTACAAACCATTCTGTTCCATCACTCCATACCATCAAACCTTCATAGTTTCGGTTGATTGTGAACCCTGATGTTCCACCATCCAATGTTTCCGATCCTGCGGGAACAATATCAATATTGTGGTTTGAATTTGTAGAGTCATCACTAATAATTCTAATACTTCTATTTGTACTTAAAGATGCGGATGGTAACTCTAAAGTATAATCTCCATTTGATACTCCATTATGTGATGCTTTAATCAAAGTAGCGTTATCGAATGTACTTCCTGTTAATATTGTTGTATCACCACTTCCTCCAATTGTAGTTGCAGGTACTATATAACTAGCACCAGCATGGTTCATACTACCTGATAGGTCAAATTTATATGATGGTGCATCAGTTCCAATACCAACATTTGAACCCGTTACAACTAAATCACCCTGATTGAAAGCACCCATCTTAATGGTATTGTCTGCGAATACCTCTAATACAGGTAAACCTGCGATGGTGTTAACTGAGAAGAGTGAATCAGATAAATCATCTGTTACTTCAAATAATCTACCATTTACCCCATCTACTGACATTAAGGTAGAACCACTTCCTTCAACTAAGAATACATCTGAGGTTCCTGATACATGCAGTTTGGCTTGTGGTGATGTTGTACCTATGCCTAATGAGCCTGATATGTAAGTATCCCCACTGGTTTTAACTGAGAATGCTTCACTACCTGAGTTGAAGTATTTTGATAAATAAAATGGGCCTGTACCTCCCTCTATAGCATTTATGTAATGAGCTACTTTTTCTCTACCAAATGTGGTATCATTGGAAGTATCTTTAAATCTTGTTATTTGTAAAAATCCACCTCTTACACTACCACCACCGCCACTTATTTGACTGACTTCACCAAATGATGGGTTGGGTTTATCTCCTACTATACTTGAGTCATATACATAAAAACTATTAGCCATTTGGGCTTGCATATCACTGTCGTTATTGAAGAAATATCCACCACCTGCACTTCCATCTCTTCCGAATTGGATTCTACCATTATTTAAGTGGAGTTGTGCATTATAGTCTGTAGCACCACCAATGACTATTTTTCTATCACTGGGATTAATTTCTATTGTTCTAGTAGAATTTTCTACTAAATTTAAGCTACCTGTAATTTGAACAGCTCCATCAAATCTACCACTACCACTTACATCTAATGTTGCAGTAGGAGTAAAATATCCCCTACCAATTCCAACCTTACCATCTACATTATTATCTGTTATATTTGCTGAGAACAATTTATTCCATCTACGAGTATCTGTTCCTAATTCTCTAGAAGTCTCTAAGTCCCTATTTGGGATGATATTTTTAAGGCTTTGGATAACTCCGCCAGATGAATCAAGGTATAAAGAAGTACCTATACCTTTTATCATTGGAGAAGTAATATATGTACCTAATTCAATTCCTCTACCTGATTGGTTTATATCAAGATTTATACTTCCTGTTACATCTAAATCGTCTGTAAATATACCACTACCAGATATTCTCGCATCTCCTTTTACATCTAATGGATAGTTAATTCCAGTTGTACTATTAAATCCAATACCAAAATATCCGTTTTCAGTTATAACACTTTTTGCAGCGAACCCATTAGCAAACCTTAACCCACCTTGGATTTGTTGAAATATAGCACCAGAGTTTTTAGTGAGTAGTAGGTATTTATTTCCTATATGTAATCCCGAATAGTCGGTTAGAGTTGAGTTTGATTTAAGAGAAATTGTTGGTGCTCCTGCAGGTTCTACTAATAGTACATCACTACCACCACCACTACCACTTACATGCAGTTTTGAGGATGGGGATGTTGTACCTATACCTACGTTGCCATTTCCTTGTACTTGGAATAAAGAATTCCAAGAAGCATCTACAACTCTAAATTGTCTGGTTGGATTAGTACTTCCTAACTTAAAACTAAATTTTTCTTGACCATTATTAGGTACCTGAAAGTACCATCCTTGGTTAATTCCACCGCTGTAAAATATACCTGGTGATGGTGAGAATACTGAAGATCCTTCTTGGTTTAAATATAATCCATCTGTACCATCTATAAGTAAAGCCCCTTTAGTGGAGATGTTTCCGGAAGAAGAGATTGCTCCTTCTACGGTGAGTTTTTCGGATGGGGATGTTGTACCTATACCTACATCTCCCTGTACATAAAGTCCGTTTGTAGGAGCATTATTGGCGAAATTAGTTGTTAATGCTAATGATCTTCCTTTAAGTGGAATAGCACTACCACCATCAGTAAAGAATCCAATATAATTACCATCAGCACCGTATATATTTCTTTTAACTCTAACATCTCCATTTACATCTAGTAATTTCTGAGGTGATGTTGTACCTATACCAACTTGTCCTGATTGGAATATTGAAATAGCATCATTACCATTTACAGTCATATCTAGTGAAGTACCACCTGCTGTAAATTTATATAGTTCTGCTGAGCCTTCTCTTAATTGTAAAGTAGCATTTGAACCACTAATTGCTATGTTACCATTAACTTGGAGTTTTTCGGATGGTGATGTTGTACCAATGCCTACGTTGCCGGTAGATAAGTCAACATTAAATGTTGAATCATCTGTACTACTGTTTGCAATATAAAACTTACTATTTTCAGACCTTAAGAAGGAGTTTGTAGTGTTATCCGAAATGATTATAAAAGCATTAGCATCAGTAGAGTTAAACATTGCAACCGTATTCAAAGTTCCGGAGTCTACGTGAAGTTTATAAGCAGGATTAGGTGTACCTATACCTACGTTACCGCCACCTAAGATAGTCATTCTTGGACTATTGTTTGTACTAATAGTAATGGGTGAATTCTCGTAGTTCTTTAATTCTACACCTGTTGCAGTTAACCCAATTAAAAATCCACTGGAGATGTTAGTTCCTGTATTCGAATTATGTAATCTTAATTGAGGATAAGTTTGCTCATAGATATCTATACCGGTAGATCCTCCTAATGTTGGTGATGTTGTTCCAATACCTACCTTACCTAAAAGGTATGAATTTGAACCTGATTGTTGTATTGAACCTGTAAACTGATGTACATCATCAGAGGTGTCTCCAAACTTGGTTGAGCCACTTTGGTATATGATAGATGCTGATACGAATTCGGTATGGAATTCTTTTGCGGTGATAATACCATCTACAGTTAAATCGCCTGTTTGGTTTATAGAACCTGTAATGGTTAATCCATCACTAATGTTAGCGCTTCCACTTACATCTAAGGTGTATGCTGTATTTGGGGTGTGAGTATTTAATCCTAAAGTATATCCTAATGGAAAATAAATTGTGTTTTCTTGAGTAGGTTGTATATTATTACCAATAAGTATAATGTTACTTATATCTTTAGTTGGATAAGATACGGGAGAGGATATTGATGTAGTAGGGTTTATTGTAGAATTATTTCCTATATGGATTATATTCTCACCTGTAACACCTCCAGTATTGAATCCTGCATAAGTTCCAATCAATATAGATTGTGTTACTGCGGCATATAGTGCTGCTTCAAATCCAATAGCTACACTGTCTGTTATTGTTTTGTTTGCAGTTTGTGGTATGTACCCAAAGTTATATGAGCCAATGGCAACACTTCTAAAAATACTTATTTCATCAGGTCCCCATAAAGATCTTCCATCAAAACTACTTACATTATTTCGACCTGAAAATTCTCCTATAAAAACATTTCTAAAAGAATGCTTTAATCCTTGGCCTACACCTGAACCTATAAATTGTGAGTTATTAACTGCACTAATATCTCTACCAGCATTAGTTCCAAAAAAAGTGCCCGCTGTAGCTTGTCCTGTTGAGGTATCTGGGTTGAGGTTGAGGATACCTGAATATGCTTTTGTGTTTCTTCCTGCTCCTGCACCAATTCCTGTTGAGAAGTATCCAGACATATCTTTACCGGCACCCCACCCCACAAATGTATTTACAGTATAAAATGCTGAGCTTGTTAGATTAAGTGCTGCTTCATCTCCTATGTAAGTTGAGTAATCGCCTGTATAATCTCCTCCATCATCTCCACCACCTATGTAATAAGTACCACCACCTATTGTATGGTATACTTTTTTAGCACCTATATTTAAAGTACCTGTTTGGTTTATAGAACCTGTAATGGTTAATCCATCACTAATGTTAGCGCTTCCACTTACATCTAATTTGTAGGATGGTGTGGGTGTGCCTATGCCTACATTACCACTACCATCAATTCGAAGTCTTTCTGAACCACCGGTTTGTATTCTAATATTTCCACCACCTACACCACCTTGTGTTCCTGCTATGTAATTATTAGAACCACCCCAATCAATTCTAAAGTTAGAGTTTAAAAGTATACCTCTTTCAAAAAAAGATTGATTTGTAGCTCTGATAGAGCCACCAAGAATAATATCTCCACTAATATTATATCCGGAGGGTGATGTAGTAACAGGTATACTTAGGTCTGTAGCTGATAATGCTGTAGTAGTTTTTGTACCACCTTTATCATATGAAATCTCAAATGTATAGATATTGCCTGGGGTAAGTGCTTGGTCAAAAGAGGATCCATCAGGTTTTCTAAGGTTAAAGAAAAGACCTCTTGTTGAATCGCTTCGAACTCTTAGGGTAACTTGGACTTTATCTTCAGTTAGAGTTTCATCTCCTAATAGAATAATATCTTCTACTGTAATATCTTCTCCATCGAGTTTAAACTCTACATTGTTTAATATTTCTCCTCCTAGTCCTCCATTTAAAACTAAGTTGTATGAAGAAAGACCTTCAGTACCAAAATAGTTACTAAAATTTGAAGGACTACCTTCAAATACAGTATCGTGTACTACTACTGATTTTTGAACAAAGTTTTGGGCGATTGCGGTTCCTGAAAATAAAGCATTTGATGCGGTGATGTCACCTTTATTTGATAAACTGAATTTGTCAGTTTTGATTTCTACATCACCATCGTTTTGGTCAGTAAATGAAATCGATGAACTATTATTCGGCCCTACAAATTTGAATCCAGTTCCTTGTAAAGTGTCACTACCCAATGTAGTTGCAGAACTACCACTATAGATTACAAATCCAGATGGAGAACCTTGAGATGCTGATGTCTGTCCTAAGAATCCTGCTGAACGAATGATGGTAGAACCCTCTTCGATTATAAAACCATCTCCAATTCTACCTCTTACAAATTGACCTTCGAAAGAACCACTAAATGACCCACTAAATGAACCCGATGTGGGTATTGGGCCTTGAGGGCCAACAGGTCCTTGAGGCCCTTGAACTTGTACCTTAATTGTGTTTACTATCTGTTGGTCTACATTTACACTATTTGCTTCAGTATTCCCTGATACGATGATTTTTTTATCGTCAGTAGTAATAACAACTTGTGTATTATCTGGTGTTATGTTTATGGGATTTATAGCCATCTCATCGAGTAACCTCTTTAGAAAGTTTTACCTTTCCCTCTAATATTCTTGTTACAATAGAACCTGATGTTATTTCCAAGTCGTAGACTGCTTCACCAAATGAAAAATTAGAAGAGGATGTGGCTGAAATGAATACTCCAATTGAACCAGATGTTGGTGGTGTAGTTCCATTTGAACCACTAAAGTTTAGACCTGTTCCATCCGAATCCCTTGATGATGATAGTGTAATGATTACATCTGTTGATGAAACACTTGGTCTGATTTGCATCTTACCACTATGGTCTGTTAAATCAACTGGATTGGAGTTAGAATCTAAATATTGTAGGTTGAAATCTAATGTCGTTCCCTGTTCAATTGTAAAAGAGTATTTTCCTGCTGCCATTTTAACTCATATATTAATTTTGTATCTCTATAATAAGTATCCCCCACATAGAAATTTTAGAAAAAAGCTAATAAGTTAGGGCCAAGTTGATAAAGCTGCTCTTTTCCAACCAGCAGAAGTTTTTACATAAAAATAATCATCATCATAAGATATATCACCTTGACTTCCTTGTGAATCTGAGGTGCCTGTTGGTGTTATAGAAGTTGGTATACCTACTCTACCATCAGATGTTACTTTAAATAAATCTGTTCCATTTGAATCTTCAACAAGGAAAGCCATTTGGGCGCTAGTTGTAAATCCACTTTTTATATGAAGTCTAGCAGTAGGTGTAGAAGTTCCTATTCCCACTTTCATATAAGTATAAGTTGGTCTACCTAATACAATGGAGTAAGATTGAGTTAAAGTAATAGAATTCCCTATACCAATTGCCCCTAGTATACCACCTGATGAATTCCCATAAGTAACATTATACCCAATAAAAATATTTTGTTGCCCCGTAAGAGCAGTAGCACCATTAGCACCAGCATTTCTTCCTAAAGCAATATTGTATTGACCAGTTGTTTGATTTTTAAGGGCAGCATTACCTATTGCTATACTATGATCTCTAGTACTATTTAATAGATTTTGACTACCATATGCAAAATTATTATCACCTGAGTTGTTATAACCTACACGATATCCTAAAAAGACATTACCATTCCCCGTATTATTTTCCCCAGCTTCTTGTCCTACAAATAAATTATTAGAGCCTTGATTATCTTTTCCTGCGTTTCTTCCAAAACTCACATTGTAATTACCTTGGTTATTTTGTAAGTTATTTGAACCAATAGATACATTATGCTCTCCTAATGTATTAGAATTGAGAGATAAATACCCTATTCCTGCATTATTTCCACCAGTATTACTTTGGCCTGCTTGTTGTCCTATGAAAGTATTAAAAGTTCCTTGGTTATTTTCTCCAGCGTTACCTCCTATTAATGTATTACTTCCAGATGAATTTAGTCCTGCTTTAGCTCCTATAGCTAAAGTTCCATCTGCATCAATCGATTCAGAATGTAAATTTCTAGCTGCTTGGAAACCTATTGCTACAATATTGGCAATAAAACCTACATTTTCTCCTGCACTACTTCCTATAAATACTGATTGATTACTTGTGCTAAATCTTCCTGCACTAGATCCTATTATGGTCTGATTGCTACCTGTATAGTATTCCCCGGCTCTATCACCTATAGCGATAGTAGAACTAGCTAAAGAAAATTGGGCTGCATCATTACCAATAGCTGTATTTCTAGTACCTGCATCATTGCTTAATGCTCTAAATCCCAATGCAGTTGAATATTGACCCCCATTCCCTGCTGCTGCTCCAAATGATATATTAGTGGCATCACTTCCTGTGATTATACTACTTCCATTAAATTTATATTCGTCAGCATCAATAAACCCTGTTAAATCTATATCTTGAGTGGCTGTATTGCCTGTATCTAATACTTGTTGAAGATTTTGAGAACCACCACCTCCACCTCCACCACCACTAGCAATTGATGAAGACACATTTGAGATTCCTTGGATAGATAAGCTACCAGAAATATCTACTCTGCTAGCAGTTATAATTAAATTACCCGTAGAACCATCATAAAATATACCTTGTGCCATAATCTACCTTAAATTATTTGTACCCAACCTGTTGATTTATAAATATAGAGTCCTTCAGTACTATCAGTTTGATACACAATCAAACCTGTGGATGGGGATGAGATTGAAGTTCGTTGTGCTGATGTCATTCTAGGGAAGACAACACCTTTAGAAGTTGAGGCTATGTCTAGGATTGCGGATGCATCGGGGGTGGTGTTATTAATACCTACTTTACCATCTGTAGTTAAGGAAAGATTTTCTTGTCCAAGAGCACCTTCTAAAGTAATTCCTCCTGCTGCCCCATATATTTTTGAACCTATACTTCCCCCAACTGCACCAGTGTTGGTTTTAATAACAACACCTCTATCTCCAGCACTATTTTTAAATTTAAAGTCAGTAGAACCAGCAGGGGTAAATTCAAAACATGCTTCTGTAGGAGAGCCACCTCCAGTTCCTAATAGAATTTTTCCACTTCCACTTACATGAAATAGACCTTGTGGTGATGCAGTACCAATACCTACATTACCGTCACCGTCAAAGGTCATTTCTTTTCTACCATCAGTTAGATTGTTGATAGTTAGACCTCCATCTAAGTGTCTTATTTGGTAAGTATCGTTTCCATCTCTTGCTAATTCAAATCCATGAGATGTAGATGATCCACTCGATAATATAAACCCATCTCTTACTTCTAACTTCTCAGATGGTGATGTTGTACCTATGCCTACGTTACCATCAGATTGTAAGCGCATTACCTCTGTTGGGGTGGTTTGCCCAACACTTAAACGCATTGAACTTTCTTGAAGATTTCTATTGTCGTTTGTTACATCAATATACCCAAATGTAGTAAGTGCGCCACTTGCGTTTTCAGTTCTAAAGTCAAAACCGACTGAAAACCCATCGGCTGGGCTTATTGCAAGATCGTGGTCAAAAACATAGCGTTTTATAAGATTGGAATCTCGTACATAAAACCCACCATTTGCTGTAATGCCTATTACTTCTACACCTGAACTATTTTGACCTGAAAGTAATATAGAAGATCCTCCTGATCCTTGTTTTAAACCAAGGACTTTTTGAGAAGAACTATTTTGCCCTACCATATTAACCCTAGCAGCAATATCGCCACCAATTCTAAGATTTGTACTCGAAATTATTAAAGTGGATGCTGCTGAGATTGAAGATACATTTGTTATACTACCGTTACCTAACTCAATTATACCTTTATTACTATTAGTTACGTCTTGTAATGTTAAAGTGGGAGATCCAGAGGATCGCATTGTCATACGACCGTTAGATGAGTTTATAGTAAAAGGTACAAATCCTAATGAGGTTTGGGGGCCTATATCAACTTTACCATCATCTGTTATAACTAAAGAAGCAGATGCATTTGCATTTTCTACTCTTAAAGCAGTAGTTGAGGATGTTGTTCCTGATCCTTTAACTTGGAGTTTTGAGGATAGTGATGTTGTACCTATACCTACGTTACCTTTTAAAGCAGTAGTTGTGATGCTATCGTTACCTAAAACAACAGAGTTGCTACCGATGCCTTGAGCACTATATCCAATCACAACTTCGTTTGTATTTCCGTTTTTGTAAGATGCTTTTGTTCTGCTACCTAAGTATAGTGAATTGTTTACATGAGTAATAGTGTTGCTGCTTCCATCTTCGTAACCTGCATAATAACCTAAAGCTACGTTATTACTACCAGTAGCTACATATCTCATAGTACCAAGACCTAATGCAGCATTACCATTTTGTCTGATAGACTGACCTGCGAGGTGACCCATGGTGATGTTGTTGTTACCAGCAGTATTGTATTGCAGTGTTGAACTACCTATCGAAACATTACCTCCTCCAGTTGTTACGTTGGTTTGGTTATCAATACCAATAGCAGTATTTCTAGTACCTGTGTTTCCTCCTGTGTTTGTTGCATTTCGTAAACCATTACCTAATGCAATAGAATATATGTACGTTGAGGATGCTTGATCTGGGTAGTATACTACTGGATCTCCGGCAACCCCAATCGTTCTTTCTGCTGCGGTTGAGCCGTTGAGCTCAAGCTTGTAAGATGGTGATGTTGTACCTATGCCTACATTACCATCTTCTTGAATCCGCATATGGTTGTTTGCACCATTGGTCTGAAAGGTTATACCTCTGCTGGAATTAGCTCTTATTAAAAGACCATCGGTGCCGGGTGTACCATTTGTAGTAATATTTCCATATTCAGAACCATTTACATACCAACCAACTGTTCCTTTATCAGTTGCTCCGGCATTAGAATCATTTAATTTTAATGCTACTTGCCCATCATCTCCTAAGATGTTGATTTCTCTTTGATCACCCGTAACATTAATCGACCCACTTACATCTAATGAACCTGTAATTTGAACATCCTGATTTAAAGGATTTACATATGAGGCTGTATCAGCAAATGAGGAACTTACCTCTTTTATAATTTCGTGAGATGCAGAAACAGCATATGAGGCATATGATGCTGTACCATAAAAGTTGGTTGCATATACATCACCATTGATTCTATATCCATTTGAGGATGCTGTAACAGGTATACTTAAATCTGTTGCTACAATAGGGGTTATAGTCTTTTGACCTTCATCATCAAACGATATCTCAAAAGTATAAATGTTGTTTGGAGATAAAGTTTGAAAAAATTGAGAGTCATTAGGTAATCTAATTTCAAATGATATACTACCTATAGAATCATTTCTGTTTCTTATACTGATTGTAATTTTATCATTTGTTAATGAGGTTTCATCTTTAACTACAATATCTGATAATGATAATCCTGAAAATGGTAATGCAAATTCTACATTATTTACTATTTCTCCACCTAAAGTACCATCTAAATATAAACTATATCCACCCTCACCTTCTGAAAGATAAGAATCAAATGGAGAACCATTTATATCAGAACCACTTAATATAACTGATTTTTGAATAAAGTTTCTTGCGATTGCAGTACCACTAAATAAAGCATTTGATGCTGTAATATCTCCACTATTTTGTAGAGTAAACTTATCTGTTCGGATTTCAAGGTCTCCACCATTTTGATCACTGAATGAAATGGAGGAACTATTATCAGTTCCTACAAATTTAAATCCTGTTCCTTGTAAGGTATCCGCCCCTAATTGGGTGGTGGCACTACCACTATAAAATACAAACCCAGATGGCCCTAATCCTAAAGATGCCGATGTTTGACCCTTAAATCCTCTGGTGAATAAAAGAGCGGATGAGTTTAATACTTGAATACCACCATCACCTAAACCACCTTCAAATCGGGGTGCTGTTAAGTTCTCATCTATTGTTACATTTCTCTTAAAAAATGCATCTTCATTAAAAGTTGCATCTGCATTAAGTACTTGAAATCCAACTTCGGATTCTTCACTTATATATGCTCTTGATGTTCCTGATTCGATTCTATCTTGGTAACCATTAATACCAGATGGTGGGATGTTAGTTAACCCACTACCATTACCTTTAAAAGATCCTGTAATTTTTAGGGTATCGACAACACTACCAGTACCATCATATAGAATACTACCATCAGTTTGTAATACTCTTTGATAGGTATCTTGTATCTGTTGGCCTGTTAAATCTGGTAACGCCATAACTTATTGTTTTTAATAAAGTTTGTCGATAACGGCCTCTAAGATATCGTTCTTTCTTTTTGGGTTTACCTTAAACTTTCTAATATAAGTATCTAATACATTGTTAACAAGCTTTCGATTCTCAACAATATTTTTCATACTTACATCTTTTCTTTTTAAGACCTCCACCAAAACATCACTATGATTTCTTTTCTTTGGCTTGGAAACTTTTTTGGTATTTTTCTTTACCGATACCTTTGGTTTCATTTCCAAAATTGGTTTAGAATCTTTTTGTGATTTAACTTCTACAGTTACTTTTTTAGAGGTATCCACTTTGAAGTCATCTTCCCAAGGTGTAAAGTAAGTGTCTTCAGCAATAACTTCTAATTTCATTTTACCATTTACATTCTCATCTAATAGACCTCTTAATCTCTTTACAGGAATTTTACATTTACCTGATGAAGAAATTTCACCCTTAAATACTAAGTTTAAGTTTTCTGATTCTATTAATAATCTTGCGAATGATTTTTTGAGAGATGCCCCCTCCAATTGTAAATCACATTCGAACAATTCGGTCTTATCTGTAAATAGTGTATACATCTTACTTTACCCTTATATCTATGTTGAGAACTTCTTTGATTACCAACTCAACATCTTTTGCTTTTACTTTTACATCTTTTACTTCGTGAGTTTCTTTATATTCCTTACCTTTGACTTTACACAACAATTTGATGAATCGTTTCTTTTTTTCTTGATTACCAAGAATCTCTTCGTATCCACCACCACCTGCATCAGCTAACTCCTCTACTAATTCGACTTCATCCCAAGTGTAGGGATTATTGTCCCAAGTAAAATTAGCATTATCCCAATTGAATGGAACTCCCTCTGCCATAGTCATAAATATTTAAACTCTATGTATAAATATGTCGATAAATATTTTTGGGTAATCTCAATCAGAGTCCGTACTTTGTTCTAGTAGATGGAAGTGGTGTTGTGTTTATAAGTACATCAGTTGATTTAGTAGAGGAGTTTGTATCAAAGTCAGATTCTTCACTCTCCACAATATCTCTGTGAGGTACTATTGGTCTTCCTAATTCACTTTCGATTTGCTTTACCCTATCGATGGTTTGTTGAACACTCAATACCCTTTCGTTTATCTGCCTTTGTCTTTCTTCCATCACCCTACTCCACTTAATATCTTCATTGACTTTTAAATCTTCCAATCTCAAAGTGGATAAGTTTGTGTTTGTGTCTACATCCAAATTACCAGCATCAGCAGTTTGTGATGTGTATATTAATACATTGGGGTCAGCAGTAAACACTTCGATTACAGGCTTTCCATCTGGCGTATCGGGTGAATCTGTAGTCAGAGAATCGGATGTCATCTTACACCCTAAGTACCTCAGATTATTCAATGCCAATGGTAGGTTGTCAGTCGATACAACTGATGGAACTAATGATGATGAGTTACTCAATCTTAACGATGCGGAGAGTGCTGTGTCATAAAAGAAGACTTCACTCTTTGCGTATTTGGATTTCCTACCATTGAGTGCTGATGATGCTGTTGGTTCGTAATTCCAATATCCATTAGAACCTGTATTCCAATTTACACCAAATCCTACATCTGCTCCTGTATAATAGTTAAGGAAGGTGTATCTGTATGTGGATGGTGAGTACATATCCTTAATTTGAGGATTGGCTACACTCACAATGTCATCTCTCTGTGCAGATACCAATGTGGTTGATGTTACATCTAAAGTAGTATCGTACTTTGGTTGAGTATATGATACATTAACTCTTGATACTGCTTTAGGCCTTTCCAATGTATGAGGTTCGATAAGGATACCTGAATCGTAATCTGCTCTCGCAGGTAAGGTTTGTCTGATTTGTTCGAAGATTGAGAAATCGTATCTTGCTAACATATCAATTGTATCGTTGATTAAGTTTTTCGAACTATATTTTTGGAATACCAATCTTCTTAAATTATCAAACTCTGGATTACCATCATTGTAACCAGGTCTAATATCAGGACTGCCGAAATAATCATCACCATCAAAGAAGCCTGTGTGGTTGTAGATATCTTCATCATACATTCTAGTTGCTGATAGATATACACCAACTTTGTTTGTGTCCACAGGTGCGGTGTCATATTGTGACCTCTCTTTCTTTGTATCAACATCTAATATACCACTCAATGTGTTTGCTTCAACTCTAACTTTGTTTGTCAGTATATTATTAGAACCAACCGATGGTGTTCTCGTATAATACTCTTCTGTTACCCCTGCCAAATCGGATGATTGGAATCCAGACAAAGAGGCAGATATTGGATATCCATTATCGGTTGATGTAACCTTTTGATTTGGGTGTTGTGATAAGATTCCATCAGGATCCGTTACACTCTTTATTTGTGAATCAGGGATGAATCTAAACTTTAAGTCGTAGTAAGATGAGGTTGGTTGATTACTATGGTATGATTCTCTTGAAAGTGTATGTTCGTCAATGACCGTATCATTTAGTGGTTTAGTCCAATATCTTATTTCTTGAATCAAGCCACTTAAATAGTTGTCAGTAGATGAAAGTGATATCCCATCTGTTGTTGATAGTTCTTTACCGATTGTCAATGTACCACTACCAGTCCATGCTGCGTTGTACGATGATTCGGTAGAACCATCTACTGAAATGGTAGATGACTTACTTACTGATATCTCATCCTTTCTGTTCTTTCTATAGATGAGTTTGTATTCGTTGTCTTGTGTAATATCATTTACGGCAGTCTTTCTTTGTACCAACAAAGTTCCCATTTTGGAATCAAAGATAGGTACATCAGATATAGATGCTGATTTGTATCCACTACTACCGCTCAAATATAAATGTATGTTACCATTATTTGATGATGCAGTTGGTTCTAACATAACGACAAAATCAGTTCCTTTATTTAGAACTGTCGTTGTTCTGTTTAGGTTTTGTTGTACGAACAATTCAATCGTATTGATTGTGTCAGTAACACTATCCCACGGAACATCAATGTAATTGTCACTACCATCGAATCTTAAATGGTATACAAATCTGTCATGCTCCCAAAGAGGTTTTACATCAGATACAACAGGCCCTCCATATTCTTTGATTGATAAGAATGATTGTGGAATACCATAGGTAGATATCAATGCTTTAACTGCTCTAGCAGAACCCTTTGTTTTCAAAAGGTATGGAATATTATTTACGATTCTTCTCCAAACCTCATAGGTGATTTGTTCATCTGGTTTTGATTTTAGTGAACCACTCTGAATTGGATTACCTAACTTATCTGTTCCTACTGCAAACTTCCAAAGGTCAGACCTCTGTTTACCATGTGAAAGTTTCCACCCCATTGCCTTTGCCGTATCATACAACATTTCGTTTGGTATACCATCGTATGGGTGTTCTTCTCTATCGTTGATTGAAGTAAGTGCTTTGATGTAACTCCATGTGATATCAAAGTGGTGTCCAATCATATCAACAAAAAGAATGTAATCTGAATTGAGTGGTTCTTCAACAATTGATGATGGAATAACCTTTGTCAATCTTGAATCGTTTAATGCGTCATAAACACTTGCCGAACTAATCAACCCATTGTAATGAGAAATACCTTCAGAAGAATTGACACTGTAGTTTACCGTTGGATATGTACTTTGTTTTGGCCAAGGTGAGATAACATAGTTAGACGAACTATAATGTGTATACAAAGAACCAGTTGCTTCGTGATACATCCACCTTTCCCACCCATCCATACCACTTATAACACCATCTCTTCTCGTTATTGATTGCGATATGTTTGTTATAGCTTCTGAACCACTAACTGATTCTAATGTAGTTATTCTGCTGTTATACGATTCAATTAACTCTAATTTGTATTTAAAGTTATTGACCCTTTCCACAGCGGATGAGTATTTTACAAAGTTACCAAAGTATGTGTAATCTATATTCAGTTCGATATTCCCAAACGAACCACTAATGTACTTATCAATGATTTGTTGAGATGTAGATAGGTTTGCATCTAATAATGTATTCCAAGTTTTAAAATCAGTTCCTTTTGAACCACCATAAGTTCCTACATCAATTTTAAAGTTTGGAGTAGAGAAGTCTTCGTTCTCCTCGGCTTCAGTTCCTTCATAAACAGAAATCCTTTCGATGTATGAATCTCTGACTACAACATCAATCGATGAAAACTCATTCTCTAAATTAGATGGTAATGGTTTGTATAGTTTGACAACTACACCCAATTCTACATCAAAGCTAATATCTGTAATTGTGTACAATCTGTTTTGACCGAAGTTCAATACTAAGTTTAGTTTGTAGTTTGTTTCACCGTCAACTAAATCTTTTAGCTCTGATAACGGATTCTGTTTAAAGGTTTGGATACTCCTAAATGTTCCTGCTGATAATTGTACTTCTGTAGAATCTGTAGATATGTTTTCTACTTTGAGTGATGGAACTACATTCTTCAAAAAATTGTAAACAATACTATAGTATCCTTTTGTAATGGTACTTAATCTAATATCCTTTTCTGGAGAAAGTAATACATCATATGTTCCGTTACCACCATTCGATGATTCGTAAGAAAGTGGTTCTGTGTTTGATTCTACTAATGTACTTCTTGAGTAGATGTGTTTCTCTACAATAGAATCATCCAATAATGACTTTGAGCATGGTTCTGTAGTCTTATCTAACCTATCACTATCATCAATCGAATATGTCTGAACATTTGATACAGGCACCTTTGAGTCAGTTACTATGTTGGGGTTTTGAAATCTATCTATAGCCATATCATACCCCTATCAAAATAACTCTACTTCAAATAAAGATTGGTCACCTCTCATATATATACCCTCAACTTCAGTATTTCTATTTCTGCCATACTTCACTTGCACCTCCCATAAATCATTTTCTATCATTTCAGAATTTGTTATTTCGTATACAATTTGGTGGATAGTCCCTTGGCCAGGTGATACTTCAGTTTCACGAAAGACAAATCCACTTCCAGGTGGTAGTGGGATTCTCTTTCTTTGGAATCGAACTTGTGTAAATCGGTTTGTTTGAGTATCATTTGATATGGCAACTGTAGCTTTCAGTCTTAAATTTTTTCCACTATCGATTAGCTCTTTAGTTATTCTGTAAGCACCATCTTCCAATGTGGGGCCGTTTACAACATTATCCCAAAATATTGTGTCAAAGAATATATTGATGTTTTGTCTGTCTAATGTACCATTATAGGTTCTAGCCGAATCGGTTATCTCATATCTACCACTAAAGGTATCGGTAAATACATTTCCATCAGTATCAACTTGCTGAAGTAAATCACCACTCAATCTATCCAATACTCTATTGTAGGAATCAATACCATATACAGTCTCAACTGCAGGTAATCTTACAACACCATACTCCACATCACTATTAGGTGGTATGGAGTATGAGATGATTTGATTAGATGTATTTCTTTTTATATTTCGTATTCTAGCCATTACCTAACCACTTTAAATATAGGCCCTTCAAAGTACCCAATCTTTCCGTTCCTATCTACTCTGAAGTCGAATTGATAGAATCTTTCAGGCTGAAGTGTATTGAACCAAAAATCAAAATAGTTTCCTGTTGAATCACAATTCACCTTTGTGTAGGTTGTGTCATATGGAATTACTGCAAGATTTGTTTCAACATCCTTTACCTGATAATAAGTAGTTTCTGGTAAATACTTTATGTCAGTATATGGGTATGTAGATGAGAATGTCCTCTGTGGGAATGCTGCTCTACCAACCACTCTGAGTTTTGCTCTTGAGTTTTCTTTGTACTCTGTAGAAACATTCTTTACATAAAGTGTAATGTTGTCTTCTGTGAGTTCACTCAATGAACCTGTATCAAATGAACCAGTAGTCCACCTCACCTCTAATGTAGGTACATAGATAGTATGAGTTTCATTTGAGAAGAATTTAGACGAACCATATCTCGTTGAACCGCTCTCTTGTGCTACAGGTCTTTTGATGAGGAATCCATTGTTTGGTCTACTACCACTTAACCAATCCTCTACATAGTCAGTAACATCAACCCTCAAATCTTTTGTGTATCTGTTGAATGTTTGTGATGCATATGTTCCAGATAAAGATGATGTGAACCAAGTTGCTCCACCTGAGTTCTTATAGTAACCTGCTTCAGTTGTGGATGGAGTTGGTATAGTGCCTGAGAATCTTATCTTAAAGTTATCAATCGAACCACTTGCCCCATTAGAACCACTATCGTAGTATGTATATGCGAATATGTAATCACCTTCGATATCAGGAGTAAACACCACCGATTGAGTTACAGGCTCATCGAACGAGCGAGAGTATCCAATGATACTATCACTATCTCTGTATGTCAATCCGTTGGGGTCATAGATTGTAAATCCGATATCAGGATAATCACCTGGATTTATTTCACAACTAATGGAGTATTCCAAATTCGTTGATAGGTTTTTGATGAAAGTTGCATCACCACCTCCCACATTATCTGCATACAAATTCAATTTGGATTCTGATGCAAACATTCTTGGTAGTTCACCACCTGTGTTTTTGATAACATTTCGTAATAAGAAACTTCCAGTGTTTACTGTAAATGTTTCATGTACTAATGTGTTACCTTCTTTTAATGCAACATACAATTCATCAAAAGTACCAGTTGTCGTATTACCATCCCCACTACCATCAAAGAATGTGAATCTTAATTGGTAGTCGCCAGCATCAGTTGATGTTAAGTCAAATGACTGAGTTGATGGTGTGGTTATCTTACCAACCATACCTTCATAATCTTCTTCAGTTTTTAATTCACCATTTGGGTCTTGGACTCTAAACTGAATGTCGTCAAATGAGTTAGGGTCGATTTGAAATTGTACTTCGTATGTTTGACTAGCAGCCAATGCGATTGGGAAGACCAATGTAGTACCAGCAAAGTTAGATGCTGATATAACTAACTTATCGTTCTCTGTAGATAATGATGGTGAGTTACCATCTAAATCTCTTATGGATTCTGTTAAGAATGCTGCACCTACACCATTCTCAAAGTTCTCATATAAAATGATACCATTGGTGGGTGCTTCTGTTGGTCGTATCCCATTTAATATTTGTGCGGAAGAAACTCCCCATAAAGAGTCATCATTACGATAGACCCAACTACACCCATTAGTCGTTAAGGGGTTGTCGTAAAACAATCCTTTACCTTCAGACCAACTTTCTGATATGGGGAATATGTCTAACTGATATTCTGTTTCTACTTCGTTCTCATCAACAGATGTTAGGTTAAGGTAGAACTTTCTTGCTCCTGATATTTCTCCTGATGCTATTGATGATGATATGGGTGTCAAATCGAATTGTGTAAGGATTCTACTATTACCGATCCAAGTAGTATTGAACTCCTCATCAAAAAACTTAGTTACCTCCAATACTTCATCATTACCAGCGTTCTGATTCTTACGAGCATTCTGTTCGTATATGGTAGTATCTTTTTGTCCGTATATTCTATATATCATTTTACCTCCTTAGAATGATTGAGTTACTACCTTACCTCTAATATCGTTATTAGGGAATTTAACTTCAAATATAGATGGGTCTTTAGCAGGATATATTACACCATTCTTTGTAGCGTTACTAATGCTATATTTGTTTGGTGAATAGTTTCCATTGAATCTGTTGAATATCTTTAAACCACCATTTCCTTCTCTGTCAGGTCTGAGAACACTCTGAACACCATCCACTCTGTCTAACATTACATAAAGTTTTGATAGTTGGATTGGTTCACCGATTCTCCAATTGTCAATGTTGAAATAATTCTTTAACTCTTCTATACACCTCAACAATACCTCATTGGAATTGTAGTCAGGCATAACAGTAATTTCAAAATCAACACCGATGTTAATGATATGTGCGTCTTTGATGTTGACTGCATCAGTTAACATTCTGTAGTATGAGATATAGTTTCTTAGATTGTTTTTGGTTGCTGGATTCAATCCTACCAAATTCTTATTCAAATCATATCCCAATGTATACAAATTCAATGCCAATGGATTCGGTATTTCAGATGAGATTGTGGTATTGTCTTTTTTCTTATCTTCGATTTGGTAGTCTTGCATCAAATATGCTTTTGCTACTGAACCAAATTGTGGAGGTAATGCGTAACACCTCATTACATAATCTTCTCTAGTGACAGTTCTATTCTGTGCTGCGAAGAATGCCATAGCATTGTTACGAATCTCTTCGTTTGTTTCTTCACTCCTACCACCTCTAGCGGGTTCTGTATTGGTTACAGCTAATGAGTTTCTGATGAATCTGACAACACCACTATCCAAATTAGATTCGTTCTTAAACGATGTTACTACAGATGTAATGTTAGTTAAGTCTTTTGCAGATACATTATCAGATACACCATTACCCACCAAATACTCAACAGTCAATGTTGTGTTTGATGGTGCGACTCCATATGTCTTTGTGTATAAGAAATTCGATGGGTCAATCCCTTGGTCTAAATCACCAACGATGTTGTAGAGTGCTGAACCCACATTGTCAGGATTAGGAACAATTTCTTCATCTGCGTTCTGAGATATACCAGCACCAAACTGAATAACCATCTCACCCTTATCTTCCATTCTTGTAATGAATCTCTTTGGAACTCTTTTTAGTTCTAAAAGATATGGTGCATCACCACTATACTGAGAATAGTTGGTTGAGTTGTCTGAATTGTTTTCAACTTGATTGAATACAGTATCTTGTGCTAAGTAAGGAACATGCGTCCAAGTGTCACCATCCGAATCTGTTATACTTTTGATTCGAATAAGGTTAGGGTCTTCAATCTTAATCTTATCATAAATTTTTGGTGAACCGAATGTGAATGTTTTACTCTCAATAGTTCCACTTGATACCTTTACACTTTTCTTCAGAAGATAGTATACGGGTATGTTGTTTGTTTCATCAATCTGATAAACCGTTATTTCTGTAGGACTAAAAGATGATGATACCGAAAAGTCTACTTGACCTTGAGCTATAAAGTTTACATTGTTGTTTTGTGATGAACCAACTTGCATCCCATCTTCAATTGTCATAGCATAATCGAAATCAGGTGTAACATCGTCACCACTTCCTTTGGCGGGAACTAATTGGAATACATCTAATGTAGTTGTAGCAGGAACAAAGTTCTTTGGTTTGTATCCATATGCTGATACGATGTTGAATAGGTTTCGGTTTTCTTCTGCTGATAGTAATAGAGATTCTCTTAATTGTGTATCTGTATAGAATGATAAAACATCACCCACATATGATGCCATCTCCATAAACATCATTCCTGGAGATGATTCGTTGAAATCATTATATGTATTGGGGAAATATGTTTTGGTGAAATCAACTAAGTTCTTTCTGAACTCACCGAAGTCCCTTCCTAATAGTGATACATCTTTTTTTACTAAATCGTTATTAGCCATCTTACTACCTATTCTACAGTTGTTGTTCCAGCAGAATCAACAAACACCACTATTTGTTGATTAGCTCCTTGCTCAGTAACTCTAAATGATAATTGTATCTTTACATAGTTTCTGTCAGGTTCTGTATCAACAATGATATCATCAATAATTATGTATGGTAACCATAAATTTATATCTTCTCTTAAAGATTCGGATAACCTATCTGACAAATCCAATCCGATGTTCTCAAATAACAATGAGTACACATCCGAACCGAATTCTGGTTGAAATGGTCTTTCACCTTTTCTTGTTAAGAGCAAGTTCTTTAAGTTTGAAACGGATTGTTCTTCAGTAGTATAACTTAGATTAAACAAACCACCAAGCTTTCCATATGGTAATGTAACTCCAACTGCTACATTATCATTAAAGTCTATAGGGTTGTATCTATATTCAGTCCGTTCGCGCATTTATCATTTTCCTTTCTTAGCATTAATAGTTTTCATTAATGCAGAATAATCTCGTGTCAATGCGTCACCTACAGCAGTACCTTCGATATTTGTGTTGATGGGCTCCCCATCAGGTCCTGTCATTGGTGCCATTGTTTGTGCGGTAGCTACGCCATCACCATACCCAATCATTTCGGCCATTTGTGCTCTGTTGAATCCTTGTGCTTGTTGTGATGTGTATGGATTAGCATCTAAGTTTCTCCACTCACCATCGTTTGCAGTTTCATTCAATATACCATTCAACATCGTATCGTCTGAAAATTTGATTTGTGGTTTTTGCTTTTCTTCACCCAATACTTCGAATAAACTTACACCACTCTTTTTAGTGGATGGTTGTTTTACTCTACTTTGTTCTACTGGTTTAGATGCTTTTACAACCTCTGTGATGATGGGTTTGAGTTCATCTCTAACCACCTTTCTAACTACCACCTCTAATAGTTTTGCTAATTCTTTTGGTTTCATAATATTATGTTTTTATATAAATATCAGAATGTTTTGTTTTGTGATGATATCACTATTGTTTCATAGACTTCAAACTAGCAACCGCTTTAGATAAAGATGCGACATTGATTGGGATACCAAGCCCCACCATAACAGATGCAGCTTTTGATAGTTCAGTAACCACTACTTCTAACTGATTGAATATCTCGTCCATATCAGCTCTCCAACTTTTAGTAGATATATTTACCGATTTCCCACCACTAATTAAAACTGAGTCTGACTTTGAATTGATTACCACTCTATCTGAATTGAATATCAGCTGTGGTTTGTTATATGAGTTTTGTGGGGTTACCCCTAATGTAAACTTATTGGATGGTTCTAACTTTATCTTTTGCGATGAACCCATCCATATAGATGATAAGTCTTTGTTGACATCCTCAATACTAAATTTATTGTAAGAACCACCCTCTCTACCATTTGACAATATGGTTATAGGGTCAGATACGTTTGACGATTCCCACAATGGACTTTGTGTGGTATCTGATTCCTTTGGTGAGTATCCAAATCGGAGTGAGTGTCCGAACCTACCTTCTAATAGAACGTCACCGATGAATGGCTGTAATGAACTAACATCAGGTCTCTCCTCAAACCCCTTACCTAAACTTACTTCTGATTTCTTACTTACATTAGGGGTGCCTGTAAGAGTTTGTGTATATGTAGAAAGTGTATTCGTACTCCGTTGAGGTGCGGCGCCGTTAGGTAATGCATTATTATGTACATTTAATTGTACGGCAGTTGATGATATGTAATATTGTTTAGCTCTTCGACTACCACCACTCGCCTCTGCACCCAATGAGGATATCAGTATTACACTCTCTCCTATTAGTGGAATTCGTTTTATGTTTACATCAAGTGGATATGCAACTTCAGACCGACCTGAACCTTTTGAGGTTAGAACTCTTACACTATAAACCTCATTTGGATTATCATCTTTTAAATTTATAGATTGTATTGTGCCTGTTTGCAATGTACTCATTCATCATCTCCATCATTTTTAAGAGAATCTATTTTTGCGTCAATCGCTTTTGCGTTTTCTAATAGTTGTTTCTTTTCGTCATCTGATAATCCCAATCCGCCACCATCTTCAGAATTTGCCTCTTTCATCATACGCTGGACAATAGCTGCGAGTTTTACAATCTGTTCATCGTTCTTTACAGATACCTCCATATATTCTTTTATCAAAGGGACTACCACCGTTGCATCATTGATGTTTTTAACCAATGGTTCTAATTGAGCAATAAGAAGTTTCAACTGCCTATCTTTCCTCTTTGAGTTAGTGTAGATATCAGCCATAATATCAGAGAATGTTTTTCCCTTAAATAATTCAGTATCCTTATCCATCGATTCCTTTTAACTTATACAACATATCAATGTGTCCAAATTTATTGTATTCAGTATATAACTCTACATAAATATGTTTCATCTTACCCACTACTTTTGTTATGTACTGAGTATGGACACCTGTCCTCTCTCTAATAAGTATGTAAAGTGCTTTCTTATTGTAAGAGTATAAGTCATTCCTTGTTTTGAACAACTCATTTATTGAATCAGCGATTGCCCTATCTCTATCCTTAGAGAATATATCGTCTAAATGATAATCAATGTACTGAGTGTAGTGGTCGATGAAGTCTGATTTGGATTCTTTCATCTGTTCACTAACAACTTCGTTTACGATATTCCTTGATGAATCAACTACATCTAAACCTTCTCTTGATTTCATTCTTGCATAGTTGGCATTGTTTTCGTTGAATAAATAATTTCTAGCTACTACCGTGAAGTAAGAAAACGCTCTACCATTTTCACCATTGAACTTATGAATCTTTTCATTTAAAAATGCCACTACACTTGCTTTGACATCTTCGTATGGTATATCGAAGTAATAAGTTTTGTAGGTATGTATTACATTCTCTGATAACTTATCAAACGGATAATGTATGAATCTATTGTATATTTTATTCTTTAGTCGATCGTCATCACAATTATTGTAGGCATTTATAGCCATCTCAGTAATAGTGGTGAAATATCTTTTATTCTTCCTTTTTCTCGGCATCTAAATTGAATTCTTCATTTAATTGTTCTAATGTAGATTTAATCTCTTCAAAGATAAATCCACTTTCATCATCAGCCTCAAATGAACCCAACCTATCTACCTTAACCATTCTTTCATATGCATCCTTCATTGATGAATATACATCACCCAAATATTTATCAGATAATTCTATATCATCTTCTAATCTTTCATTCTTTCGAAGTAAGTTAAATGTTGTGAATCCAAACACTAAGGTTAGGGCTGATAGTATTACTATTGTCAGTATCATAATTAAGCTTCTTTCACATCTCCAAAGATAGATTTGAAATCAATCTTCTCTGGCATAGTTACATTTTCTAATTTTTGTTTTTTAGTTGGCCTACCACCTACATTCTTAGTGGTAACTTGACCTTGCTTTAGTTTCAACCACCTCTCATTCTCAAATCTAGCAGCCATAATATCAGCCTGGTGCATTACGAATGGAAGTGATGTTTTGAGCGCATTGTCTTTGTTATACGCTATGTAGTACTCTTTATTAGAGTCATCATACAATCCATCTGTAAGTTTGATACCCAACCATTCAACTTCAGAACATTTGATTCCAAAATGATTCAGCATCCAAAAGGTTCTGTCATTTAGATTCATCCAATGCATTGTTGGGTTGGTTTTGTAAATCTTACCCTGATTCTCAACATGCCATTGTGAATCATTTGGGATGTACCAACTCTCATCTGCATTACCAACCTTACCCAAGTCGTGATGAAGAGCGGTAAAGATTACATTTTCTTTTGTATAATCACCGATACCCAATCCAAGTTCTTCATACATATCAAACACTTTGACAGCATTTCTCGTGACTCTCAGAACATGATCGATGTACCCACCAGCGAAAGCATTATGGAAATGCTCAGTTGATGATGCGGGCGTTAATACAATTCTGTCTTCAATGTGGTCGTACATCTTATTAAGGGATTCCAATCTATCCCCTGTGAATGTTTGATTAATTAACTTTCTGAACTTTTCGTAGTTCTCTTGTATTTGGTGTTCGTCCAAAATATGTACCATAACTTTTAGTTTTCGTTTAATACAGATAACAACTCACTCTCTCTGTAAATGTGGTATGTGTCTTTACCATTTCTATGTTTGAATCCAGTTCCTTCCAATAGGACTGTATCACCAACCTTTACACTCATTGGGATTGTGTCCCCAGTTTGTGTAAACAATCCGTTACCAACTGCGATAACTTCACCTAACATAGTGGTTTCTGAACCAGATGGTTTATATAGACCACCTGATGTTTTTTCATCATGCCGTTTTACAATCTTAATAACGACTCTATCACCTAAAGGTTTGTAGTTCCATTCCATAACTTAAATTATTTTATCTATGATTCCTAATTCCAATGCTTCTGACGATGATAGGAAATAATCATTCTGTTGATTTGCCTCCCACCATTTTTTATCTTTCTTTGTACACTCTTCCATAATAGTGTTACAATCATCTTCCAATTGTTCTGCGAACTTTGCATTCGATTTGATGTCACCTAACTTACCAAAATTGATTGTTGATAATTGGTGAACCATAATCTTTGAATGTTTGGAAGCTGCTCTAACACCAGTCCCAGCGGTTAATAACAATGCAGCAGCGCTCATAGCTGAACCCCTACATACCATATTTGTTTTGATACCTTCGTTGGTATTTAATGAACGAACATAATCAATCAACCCTAATGTTTCTACAACATCTCCGCCAGGTGAATTAATCAATAGTGTAATGGTTTTTAAATCAGGGTTTATCTTTCTGAGTAATCTTACTTTTGAAATGATATCGAATGTTAATCCCTGAATAATATCGTCTTGAACTAGAATGATATTATCTTTGATATCCAATCCGTAATCAAACTCCCTAAACTCTTGAAACCACTTTTCTTTTTCCGATGGGGTGGTGGAATAGTTTACTTGTGCGTCACCACTTGTGGTTCTCCCCTCATTATATAAATCACTCATAACAATATATTTTATATCAGTATATTAATACAAATATACGAATAAAATTTGAATTAACCAAATTATCCTCTACCCTCATTTATAGCTACTGAATCACTATACCGCTTTCTGACAGGTTGTGGGGACGTTACTTTTTTAATTTGTTTTTCTTTCTTTGTTTCTTCAATAACTTCTTTTGTTGCTTCAACAACTTCTTCCTTCCCTTCCGATCCTTCTTTTTCCACTTCCTCTGAAAGTATTCGAACCTCATCGATGCTTTCACCATTAGTCTGTGTGTTATCTGCACTACCACTATTGTTATTACTAATGTCGCCACTACTAATACTATTTCCATCTTCTTTCCTGTTTATAAGTTTATTTAATGCAATTACCATTGAGATTGCCAATGGGTCGAATACAAATACAATAAGTAATGTAAACCAATTAACAATGATACCCATTGGTTTGTTTGTAATTTCAGAGATGTATCTCAATGGCCCCACCTCTGCTGCTATATCATTGTTTGACTCTAAATCTAAAATCTGTAAATCCATTTTAGTAATTGAATCTGTCAGAGATTCCATCTTCTGTGATACACTACCCCTTTGGGATTTCATATCGTTGAGTTGTTGTGTTAATACTCTACGTGTAGAAGATGAGGTCGTTGTGATGATTTGACCTGTTTCTTTATCTTTGTACTGAATCGTATTATTAGACAACCCAATGGTTAACTCTGATATAGAATTATTCAGTTGTTGCTTCTCTAATTTGTACCCATCCAAAGACTCTACAAACCTATCTCTTTTTAATTCAATTACATCCACCTTCTTATCAATAACATTCAATTGGTCTGCTGTTTTCTGATAAGCTGATGTGAGGAATCCATAGATACCTGCTGATGTAATACCCATAAGTGTTACCAATGCAATCGTTAGATACCATTTCATCCACCCAGCTGACTTCCAATTATTATGGAGGTATGATGCTAATATTAATTTAGCAAACTCCAATGCTGAAGCCATAATAATGACTTGAAACTTAGCACCAGCAAACAAAGTACTTAATCCAAATACAGAGTAATATGCTGATGTACCAGCCAATGTTAAGGTGCTGATAGTCATTAATACAATGAACCAAAACTTTTTTGAAAATATTTTGCTATTTTTTAGTTTCATTAAATTTCTGAGTTGTATTTATATCAAATTCTTTCTTATATAAAAGAATGGAGTTGTTTATCAACAACCCCATATAAATATCAAAAAGAAATTAATTAAGATATTACAACAAGCTAAACGGAATATTATGCGTTAACGCCTCTGTACTCTAAAAGGGTTAATTCCTTAGCTTTTGCTTCTACCATTACATCTACATCAAGTCCATAAGTGTTAATGGTTTCAGAGATATAATCTGAATGAGCTTGTGG